GGCCACCGCGCGCAATTATGCCTCGACACCCGATGGCAAACGTGCAGATGGGCAGGATCACTAAAGTTCTCGAGAGTTTCTTCCTTAAGGCTCTCATCCCGTGTCACCACTACCACAAATATTGGAAGTGCTATACGAAGAAGTTTAAAAATTACGCAGTTGGTAAATGCCTTAATCCTACACAGCGCGGGATCCTCCACTACAATAAGTGTTTGAGGTTTCGCGAGCAGTGGGGCGTTGATCCAATTCTCATGGAGCTCGATCTGAGTTCTATGGATGCCCATTGTCACGTACTGTTAATGCGTGCTGAGTGGCAGTTTTTCATTGCTTGCTTCCGAAGACACCAGGCTATTGCCCGCTTCCTAAGAGAGGTACAAGATATGTTCACACGCAATAAAGGTTCATACATCGACATGTTTAAGCTCGTACTAGAAGGTATGCGCATGTCCGGTGATATGTGGACCGCCCTCGGCAACGTCACCGTGATGATTGCTATGTTTTGGGCATTTGTTGCGAGAAACCCAACTTTGGCACGCACCGACTTGCTGAATGACGGAGATGACATGAACATCTATGTACACCCGGACGATGTTCCTTACGTCCGCAAAAATCTGGTCGCATTCTTCCTTGAGTGTGGCCATGAGCTTAAGCTCATCGAGCGCTCTGATTGGCGAGACATCGAATGGTGTCAAGCCAAGCTTGTCCGCGTGCGTGTCAATCAAGATACCGCGAAGGGCCGCGCTTACTCAGATGAGTATTGCTCCGGAGACATAGTCCCAGTCTTCGTGAGGAACCCAACCAAGATTTTCACCACTCTTGGGTCGACCATACACATGTGGATGCGGCCAGAAACTGGTGCGGAATACGTGGCTGGCGTCTTACACGCCACCGGTGCCTGTTTTGGCGCCGTGCCCGGTTTCAAGAACCTAACTCAAATTTCCAAGCGGGGACCGCTCAATGGAAAGTTACTGAGTTCGCGCGTGAAGTACGGATTGCTAGAAGCATCTAGGAAACATGCGCACATCGAGTGCGAGCATACGCTTGTCGACATGGTTCACGCGTGGTCAATTCCGGCCGCCGTGCTGCAGTCCTCCGACTTGGAGAACGCTGCGGTTACCATGGAATCCATCAGGAGCGACATCGAGCACGCACAAAACCACACCGCAAAGCTTACAGTGATGTAGGCACCCCATCCCGGGGGGGCCTTGGTGTGTAACTCCCTATTTCC